GCGGGCCGGTGCGGGAGTTGCGGCCGTTGCCTCCCGGCAGCGTCGAGGTCAGTCAGGATGCGAACGATCCGACGAGAATCACCTACAAGGTGAGGCTTGCCAACGGCGAATACCGGGAATTCCCGGCTGAAGAAATCCTTCACGTGCGCGGCCCGGCGCGCGATGGTCTCGTCGGCGACTCGCCGGTGAAGGACATCGCCGAGGCGATCGCCATCGAGATCGCAGCCGAGAAGTACGGGGCGAGCGTTTTTGGCAATCATGCACAGCCCGGCCTGATCTTCGAGTTCGACGTCACGCACCAGGGCTTCAAGAGCGACGAGGAGCAAAGGCAGTTCCTCGAGAGCTTCCGGCAGGCCTATTCGGGGATGAACCGCTTCAAGGCGGCGGTGATCCCAAAGGGCCTCAAGGTCGGTCAGCAGCTCACGGTCGATAACGAAAAGGCGCAATTCCTGGCCACGCGCCAATATCAGCGCACGGTCATTGCCGCCGCCTGGGGCGTGCCGCCTCACATGGTCGGCGATCTCTCAAAGGGCACTTACAACAACGTTGAGCAACAGTCGCTCGATTTCGTGCAGCAGGTGGTCCTGCCCTACGTGCGCATGTTTGAGGCCGCGATGGAGCGGCAGCTGCTCACGGACGAGGAGCGGGACCGCGGCTTCATCATCCGCTTCAACCTCGACGGTGCGCTTCGCGGCGACTTCAAGACGCGCCAGGAAGGCCTGAAGATCATGCGTGAGGCTGGGGTGATCAATCCCAACGAGTGGCGCGAGATGGAGAACATGAACCCGATCTCGCCGGAGGACGGCGGCGAGACCTACTGGGTGCGCGGTCCATCGGGGCAAACGGGGCCGGATGAGGGGCCGGCGGAGGGCGAAGACGATGAAGCTCGAGCGGCGTGATTTCGGTTTTTGCGAGATCAAGGTCGAAGAGACCAGCGACAAGGTCGGCACCCTTCAAGGCTACGGCGCTGTCTTCGGCAACGTCGACAGCTACGGCGATGTGATCGAGCGCGGCGCCTTCGCCGAGACCCTTAAAGAGTGGGAAGAGCGCGGGAAGTTGCCGCCGATGCTCCTGCAGCACGGCGGCGGGTTCCTGGGAAGCGCCGACGACATGCTCCCCATCGGCAAGTGGACCAAGATGCGCGAGGACCGAAAGGGCCTCTGGGTGGAAGGGGAGCTGTTCGCGCTTGATACGGAGCGCGGTCGGTACATCTACGAGGGCCTGAAAGCGGGTGTTCTCGACGGTCTCTCGATCGGCTTCATGGTGCGTGAATCGAAGCTCGGCACGAAACCTTCCGAGCCGGCACGCACGCTGACGAATATCGACCTTTGGGAAGTGTCGATCGTAACGTTCCCGGCCAATCCAAAGGCTCGGGTGACGGGTGTGAAGGCCTTCACGCAAGAAGACGTGCGACTGCTGCAGGCGATCCTTCGCGACGAAGGGTTCTCGCACAAGGACACCGCGACGGTGATTTCCGGCCTGAAAAAGTTGGACGCGTGGCGCCAACGCGACGTTGGCGTGGGGAGCCCACGGGATGTGGTGCTGTCCGACCGGCGGGCTGATGAGCGGATGACGGAGCTTCTGTCCTCCATTGCGGAGGTCACGGAGCGCGTCAGGAGCGCGGAGCGCGCGTGCCGTGCATCGGTCCTCGAAATCTGCAGGAAAACGACGGAATTTCTAAGGAGCTGACGATGGATGAGGAAATCAAGCGCGCCATCGAGGAGCTGGGCCGCGCGGTCGAGGAGTTCAAGAGGACGAACGACCAGCGTCTCGCTGCGCTAGAAGCCGGGAAATCCGGTGAGGCTGCCGAGCTTGGTCAAAAGCTCGAAAAGCTCAATGCCGAGATCGGAAGACTCAGCGAGGAAAAATCCCGGCTGGAGGCCGAGCAACGGCTGCAGAAGGAGCGCATCGAAGAGCTCGAAATGCGCGCCAAGGCGCCCGGCCGGGCCGCCGTCGACAAGGTGAAGCAGGAGCACAGCGATCTCTTCGTGAAGTTCCTGCGCAGCAAGGGGCAGGATGCCTTCATCGGCCAGAAACTGCGCGAGATCGAGGCAAAGGCCGTCACGACCGGCACGCCGGCTGACGGCGGCTATGCGGTGCCCGAGGAGCTGGCCCGCGAGATCGAGCGTCAGGAGCTTCTGTTCTCGCCGGTACGCCAGCTGGTGCGCGTCGTGCAGGTAGGCACGCCAGAATATCGCCAGCTCGTGAACGTCCGCGGCGCGACGGCGGGCTGGGTTGGCGAAAGCGATAGCCGCACCGAGACAGCGACCCCCGTGCTGCGCGAGCGCAGGCCGACGCACGGCGAGCTTTATGCTTACGTGCAGGCCTCAGACTGGGCGCTCAACGACATCTTTTTCGATGTCCAGAGCTGGCTTGCCGAGGAAGCGGCGGAGGCATTTGCCGTTGCAGAGGGCGAAGCGGTCATATCCGGCAACGGCACCAATAAGCCGACCGGCATGCTGAATACGGCCCCGGTGACGACGCCGGATTTCGCGTCTCCGGCGCGCAATGCGGCGGCTTATGAGGCTGTCGAGTGCGGGAGTCTGCAATCGCCGGCGGTGGCGGAGATCAACCCAGACAAGCTCATCGAGCTGGTCTACAAGCTCAACGCGGCCTACCGCGTCGGCGCGAGCTGGGTCATGAACTCGATGACCATCGCGGAGGTTCGCAAGCTGAAGGATGCCAACGGGCAGTACCTATGGCAGCCTTCCCTGCAGGTCGGGCAGCCGGAAACGTTGCTCGGGTATCCGCTCTATGCCTGGGAGCAGATGCCGGACATCGAGGCCAACTCCTACCCGATCGGCTTCGGCAACTGGCGCCGGGCTTACCTGATGATCGACATCGTCGGATTGCGGCTGACGGTCGATCAGGTAACGCGGCCCGGTTTCGTGAAGTTCTACATCCGCCGCCGCCTGGGCGGCACGGTGTTGAACAACAACGCCGCCAAGTTCCTGAAGACGGTCACGACCTAAGAGGTCCGGGAAATCTAACAGGGAAGGGGTGCGGGCAACCGCGCCCCTTTTGCTTCGATGATGGTCATCGAGATCACGACGACGTGGCGTCCGGGGCCGCGCATCTGGTGGCCGGGCCGCTATCGCGTGCCGCAGGACATGCCCATGGACGTGTACAAAAAAGCCGTCGAGGCGGGCGTGGTCGGGCGCGTAGAGGACTCCACGCCGACGCCGGAGGCGCTGCCGGAACCGACCGCCCGCAAGGCACCGAAAAACCGCGCAAGGAAGCCGCCAGAAACGAAAGCCTGATGAATCCGCAGCCTGTACCGCGCCGCTGGCCCGGGGCCACGGTGGTTGTCGCCGCGCCCGGCCCCTCGCTCACGCAGGAGATCTGCGATCGTGTGTGGGGCCATCGGGCTATTGCGGTGCAAGATGCCTACCGCCTCATGCCGTGGGCAGACGTGCTTTACGGCTGCGATCGTCGGTGGTGGGAATATCATCGCGGAGCGATCGATTTCGCCGGCGAACGGTGGGCCTCGGTCGGCAGCACCACGAACGACAACGAGGCGATTGCCGAGCCGTACCGTCTCCGTCTGGTCGAAGGCCGGGCGGGGAACACGTTCTCGACCGATCCGCGCCGCATTCATTACGGCAGCAATTCCGGGTTCCAGGCCGTCAATCTGGCCATCCTGTTCGGCGCCGCGCGGATCGTGCTGATCGGGTTCGACATGCGGATCGTCGACGGGAAGCGGCACTTCTTCGGCGATCATCCCAGGCCGCTGATCAATACCCCGACCTACCGCCCGTTCGTAGAGGCCTTCGAGCACGCCGCCAGGCACTTGCCGCCCGGTGTCGAGATCGTGAACGCCACGCCGGGATCGGCGTTGACATGCTTCCCACAGGTGACACTTGACGACGCTCTCGCTCATTCCGCTGCGGCTCGAGGTCGATCCGCTCGCAGCCTCGCCGCTGCCTTTTGACATCGAGCGCATCAAGGCGCACTGCGCCGTCGACGACGACGATTTCGACGAGGAGCTGGCGCTGTATTTCCTCGCCGCAGTGCAGGCCTTCGAGGACACGACGCACCGCACCGTCTACCGGCGGCCGCATCGCTGGGTGCTGGCGGATTTCCCGCGCGGGGACTGCCACGTCATCGAGCTGCCGCGGGGGCGGACGGCCAAGGTCGACAAGATCGAATATTTCCGCGAGGGGACGATTCAAACCCTCCGCGGACCCAGCTCAACTCCGCAGGGAGCGGATTACCGCGAGCATCTGGGTGGCGATTCCGGCGCGCGTCTCCTGCCGCCGCATGGTCAGGCCTGGCCTGATGTCGACACGGATCATCCGGCGCCGGTCGTCATTCACTTCGAGGCCGGCTGGCAGCCCAACGAGCTGCCCGAGGACATCCTGCGGGCGCTCCTCTACCGCACGCGCATGAGTCTCGACGACGAGCGCGGCGCGGTGGATGCCACGCGGCTCTCGCCAGCCCGCGGGGCATGGGAGGCGATGGTGAGCGGCTGGCGGCTGAGCCGGTTTTATTGATGTCGCTTCGCGGGATCGAGGCGGGTTGAGGCGGCGGAGTGATGCTGAATGTTCTCGACCTGTTCAGCGGAATCGGCGGTTTCTCGCTCGGTCTCGAATGGACAGGCGGCTTTCGCACGGTCGCCTTCTGCGAGATCGAGCCTTATTGCCAGGCGGTTTTGAGAAAGCATTGGCCAGACGTTCCGATCTATGACGACGTGCGGACCCTCACAGCCGATACTCTTCGCAGAGACGGAATTGCCGTTGATGTCATCTGCGGCGGCTTCCCGTGCCAGGATCTCTCATTCGCTGGCAAGCGCGCTGGCCTCGAAGGTGCGCGATCTGGTCTCTGGTTGGAGTTCGCTCGACTCATTCGCGAGATACGACCACGCTTCGTCATCGTGGAGAACGTCCCAGGCCTGCTTAGTCTCGGGATGGGCCGAGTTCTCGGAGACTTGGCCGCGCTCGGGTATGACGCGGTCTGGGACTGCATACCGGCTGCCGCCGTCGGCGCCCCTCACCTCCGTGATCGGGTCTGGATTGTGGGCTACGCCGCAAGCGCGCGATTACATGCCGCCGCACAGCCCGGAGTACATCGCGAGGAAAAGGGCGCAGGGCCACGGGATGCGCAACCTCAACGACGAGGTGATGATGTGGCCAACGCCAACAGCCGTGATGGACACGGGAGGCGCCGCTCTCTGCAAATGGGGAGGGAGTGGAGCCAGAGCGAAACTGCGGAAGATGGTTTCGCCGGAAGAACTCAATGGCTCGCTGAACCCGACGTGGGTCGAGTGGCTCATGGGGTTCCCGCTCGAGTGGACCGCCTTAGAGCCCTCGGAAATGCCGTCGTCCCGCAAATTCCGCGGCTCATCGGGCAAGCGGTCCTCGAGGCGGTCGCAGGCGAAATGAGCGAGCGAAACGCGGCATGAACCTGCGCGACGTCGTCGAGACCTATTGCCGGCGCAAAACCGGCCGGCTGCCGGCGCATGCCCGGGTCGTGTTCTTCTATGGCGGGCACGATCCCTCGCGAGTCCAACCGGCGTGGGTGAAAGAGCAGTGGCAATGAAGCACGCACACATCGTCTGCCACGGTCGCGATCCGAACAGCCATCAGCACACGTGGGGCGGGGCGTTCGGCAAGGGGCTCGAGAAGCACGGCTGGACCG